ATAATATCCAACGGATCTTTTTGAGTGATTCGTACTTCACCCTGAATGTGATCGGAAAAATCTATACGTACATCGAACCAACCTCGATCTTGAATAAGTCCATCAGAAAAAACTTGAGACTCAATCCAATCGAGTTTGTTGTTATCAGAAATCTGCATGAACATCTTAGTAAGTAAGTCTGCAGTTTCTTGCATACCTGAACCACGTGGTTTGAATTGTACATCCGCACGTCGAGTACTTTGTTCACCAATTACAGTATTGATGGTTGGTAAGATTGTATTAATAGTTAGCGCGGGACGACCCTGATCATCCAATGTGGCTATATCAGCTTCGTCCCACTGCTCACCCCGGTAAAAGGCATCGCATTGTTTTGCGATCTCGATGTAATCTGTATGACCGTGGTCCCTTGCCCGTGTGTAAGCTTCCCACTGTCGACGGGCGATGTTCATCTCCTCGGCTACGTCTAGTTTCTTTTTAGGTTTTTTATACTCTGCCATTAAGCACTCATCGATGATTTATGTTTAGCACCTTTAGTTAAATATTTTAACTTATCTCTCCAAGATGGAACATGCTCCGGTCGTTCATAGAACGTTGCAAATTCTGTCATCATTAAACCAATCCACGCCAAGGCATCGACTTGGTCATCATGGGTTCCATTTGGAAAACGTAAAAGTTCTGCAACCATGGTTCCAGTCCAAACAGCGTCCTTTGGAAAGTATACCATACCTTGTTGCATTCTACCCTGAATTGCACGCGCTCTTGCTTCTTTATCTCTTCGACCTACTTTTAGGTCTTTGAAGTATGCTTCGCTTAATCCTCGTTCCCTAGTACGTTTCTGCAAGAAGGGGCCCAAGGCCATTTCAATGTGACCTCTCTCTATGCCTACTATACCCGGGCGCCAAGTTTCATACAAGTCTAAAATTTGTTCAACTAACTCGAAGCCATCGTATTTACCGCGAACGACATCAACAACATATAGATGATCATATTCATCAATACCGACAACAATACCAACTGAATAATCGTTCCGGTCACGCTGTCCGATCGCAAGGTCCCATGCACAATAGTAATTAAGTTCTGCAGTATCAATTTCATCATATTCGTAATAACGGATCATGTCTCGGCTAAAGTAATCGCCTTCGTCGGATACTGGATTCTGTTGATACAGAGCAGACCAATCTCGTGGACCGATGGCTTTCCTTATCTGCTCGAGCGCATCTACATTATATCTTTCGGGGTGTAAACTTTCACCCTGTTTTCTAAAATTTTCATCGATTTCTGCAATCGCTGGGTACCGAATCACTTCCCATTGGTCGGCACCATCTTCAGCTTGCTTCAACAACCTACCCGCTAAATCATCATCGTGCCACCTTGTAAGAATTACAAGTATGCCGCCCCCAGGTGATAGACGTGTATACGCGGTTGATGTATACCAATCCCAGGTCGCTGCGCGGTTGTTATCCGACTCTGCATCTTCACGGTTTTTTACCGGATCATCGATCACCAAAACGTTCGCACCTTTACCCGTAATACCACCACCCACACCAGCAGCTACATAACCACCGCCTTGGGTCGTTTGCCATGATTCTATTGACTGAGAATCCTTATCGAGTCTAGATTTTTCGAACACATTTTTATATACTGGTTCTCTGAGTAGTTGACGCACTTTTCTTGAGAAACTCATCGCAAGAGATCCCGAATACGAACAACTAATAAATTCGTGATGGGGGTGTCGACCCAAATGCCAGGCAGGGAATGCCACACTGGCCAATGTAGATTTACCATGTCGAGGCGGCATAAAGAGCATCAATCTAGGTGATTCTTTATTAGCTACTTGTTCGCTAAATTTTTCGAGCCGCTGACAAATGTCTTTGTGTACCCAGCCTGCTAAATAATCAGGATTAAAACGTTCAACAAATGGGAGTAACCTTTTACGTGATAAGATTCTTTTTGCTAGTTCTTGTTCCGCTTTTACTTGTGCGGATAAGTCTGCTTGCTTCTTTTGATCCTGTTCAGACTTCAGCTGGGGCTCGGGCACTTTTTCAACCTCGTCTGCCCTACAATAGACACATATATCATCGAGGAGAATAAGGGTTTCAGGATAGAGCCCTTTACAGCGTTTACACTCAGTCTTGTTTGTCATTGGCGGGCTCTAAGTATTTGGTATCTGCTCCTGCAAGTTTTAATAGTTCCGCATCCGATAGTCTTTCTAATTGTTGTACCTTATCTACATTGATATTTATTTGAGTTGCGTTTTCAGGCATGAATAGACCGTGGAGCTTGCATAACGAATCGACAACATTCTTTTCTTCGGTCGCGGTCGCCGATTTGCGGTGTGCTTCTAAATACATACTCGTGGCTGTGTTCTTATCGAACTTAACTTCTTCGCGCATTTCATTACGCAAATACGCTAATGCTTTTTGTACTTTGTCTGTTTTGAAGATTGCATAAACACGGTCGACATCTCTGTACCCCGCAGCACGGCCCGCGGCCGCTTTAGTCATTCCCCGTAGATGAAATAAAATCAATCTTTCTTCTTGAACCGAAAGCTCGTTCAGATGTAAACCTGCATAAGGTAGGTGAGATTGAAACTCAGCTCTATCTTGCTCGGTAATTTCTGTAGGTCTGTCCTCGTCTAATAAACGCATGTAATTTGAATTATATTAGAAAGATTGCACATTTGTCACTGAATATTTTTTTGCGAAAATTTTTTTTGAAAAATGATTTCTATATCACTGACTCATTGTCTCCCCTCCAGCTGTACAGCTACCCCCCTTCCCCGATTTGGTTTTTGGAACCTTGTTTTGTATTTTTCTGGCTTTGGAACCTTGTCTAGATTTTCTACAGACACCGTAGAGGTGTCTGTTTTAGGAAGTCTTATGATTCTAATGAGGTAGTCTTGTTAGAGCACTAACTATATATAACACAGGAGATACATATGAAATATATAGCTAAAGTAAAACGACCATTCGCTTCTAAGAACGAGGATGGTTCAATCAAAGTCGACGAACATGGCAACCAAGTCATGAACCCCGGCTGGACAACTCTCGGTTACGCTTCCAAAAGCGGATCTGGGATAACGGTTCGTCCTAACTTCCAACCGCTCGTGGTCAACGGTAAGGTCGAGCCAATCTTCCTCTTCGTTCAAGAAGCGAAGGAGGTAGCTAATGGCTAATCCAAAAACTACAGTCGTGGGTATTACCCGCGACGCCATCTCTCTTACTGCGAAAGGCGGTAAGCTACTCCTTCGAGCAACAGGCAAAGCCCTCGCGCTCGGTCATCAAGCTCTCGACCATGTCCAAGATGGTTATCAAGAGAAACTTAAAGAGCCCAAGCAACTTGAGCTAGACCTTCGCACTCCTCCCACCAACCAGTAACCACTACTATCATAGCCCCGCAATGGGGCTTTTTTGTGTAAATGGGCGCCTGTACGCACCATGCACCTCGGTCCGCGAGCAATGTTACACGTGTTACGGCTAAAAACCCCTTGTGTAACACAGTTGCTGTAACATGCTTGCGACCATACGCAGAGCGCTTTTCAATGGGGTTGTACCTGCAGATGTTACAGCGTTACAGCAAGAACCGGTAAGAGGTTGTACATAACGACCGTCGACCGTTGTTCGTGGTTCTGAAGTCATAAATCAGCTGTAACGTGTAACATAATCCACGCAAACAGTACAACCACGCGGGTTTCCGGCTGTTACAGTACCCTAAAATCAGCTGTAACAGCTGTAACAAACCGTCGCAAACCCGCATTCTTACGTTCCCGTGTTACAGCTAACGGCGAAATATCCGCTTGCGACGCTCCTGGAGAGCGTCGTTTTAGGATGTTTTATGTTTCTTTCACAAGGAGGTTACTATGGAAGAACATCATATTGACGAAACTATTCGTCAGCAAGCGAGTAATTACTTGTACATTCCTGAGCTTAAAGCTTCAGAAGTGTTGCAAGTGATTGCAAATAGAAACCAACACTCTAAACCACAAGGAGGTAAAT